CGAGAAAAAAGGTCGCTGCAGATAATGCAGTCGCCCAGCTCAAACAACTTCTTCCAGCACTCGAACAATTTCTGAATGAAGAGGGCCAAGAGCCTGAGCATCAGGATGCGTCGGGCGCTGGCGAAGAAAACGGCGCAGTCGCAAATCCTGCTGCTGTGAACGTGGACCCAAATTCTGCTGAGGGCGAAGCTGCTGCCCAAAGCGATCCGGGCGAGAATGGCGAAGCTGAAGCCGGTGGTTCCGACCTGCCTGCGTTGATCGCCAAGGTCGAAGCTGTACTGGCCGAATTGAAAGCCGCAGTTGGCGGCCAACCTGGCGGCGAGGGTAACGATGAAGGGCAACCCGGCAAAGACGGAACAGAAGGTCTCAACCCATCGTTCGATGAAGCCGGTGCAGAAGCTGGTGACCCGGCAAACGCCGCAGACGCAGACGCCGAAGCCGGTGCAGTTGGCGAAGGCCAGGGCAAAGCATCGCCAGGCCCAGCTGCGGGCACAAACGCGACGGCTTCGGATGCTGCGCTACGCAATTTCTATTCTGATCTTGCTGTTAAGACTCGCGTCTATGACCGGCTGTCTAAAGTTACTGGAGCCTTCGATTGCGCGAGTATGGACTCACGTGCGGTCTTTGCTTACGGGGTGAAGAAATTGAACATTTCGTGTGCTAAGGGCCAGGAAGGCGTCGCTTTGGATGCCTATCTGAACGGCGTCGAAGCAGCCAACAAAGTCACCAAACAACGCGCAGCAGTTCGTGTCGGCGATGCGGTCCAGTCGTCTACCGAAATGGATGCTTACCTGAAAGGGGTAAAGTAATATGCAAAATACCGTCTATCGTCAGTACACGACTGGCTTTCCCGGCGACATCGTACGTGATGGTCCGAAACGCGCAAAGCCAGCTCGTATCGCTTCGGCGACTGTCGGCACCGATCCAGGTGCATCCACCAACCGAATCTCGCGTGCTTTCGGCTTCACAGCCGATATCGCCGGACAAGGCCCAACCACTTATGCCGCCATGGAGCAGACTGTTTCGGTCGGCGGTGCTGTGTTCTTCGGTATCCTCGGTCATCCGAAGCACTACGCGTTGCAAGGCTCCGCAGCAGGCGGCACCCTGGGCGCATCGCTGGACCTGCCGCAAGGTTTCGAAGGCGAATTCTTCGACATGGTCACCGGCATGGTCGCGGAACTCATCAACGAAACTACAGCCACCAAGGTCACAACCTTTGGTGATCAGGTTGCGTTCGTTCCGACCACCATCACAGCGCTGCAGAATCCGAACGCGCTGCCTTATGGTGCCTTGGTCAGCGTGCCTGCTGGTGCTTCCGCTCCTGCCGGTATGATCCTGATTCCAAACGCACGTGTGATGAACTCAGTCTCCGCAAACGCTTCTGGCGTTGGCGCTCTGGTGTCCGTCTACACGATCATCCAACTCACTCAATAAGGGGAATGTGAATGAATCGTCAAGCATCCAAGACCCATTCGTACATCTCCCCACGGGATGTGCGTCCTTTCGATATGAAGTCGGTGACCGACCAAGCAGTCTCGGCCCTGGCTCGTATCGGTATCGTCATGGACAGCGCCATCGTCCAAGACCAAATCGAAGCGCTCAAACGCGCAGGCGCATTCCGCGCACAAGGCATGGACGCGAATTTTGCGCCTATGTCGACAACACCGTCGATTCCGACTCCGATTCAGTTCCTGCAATCGTGGTTGCCTGGTTTCATCAAGATCATGACAGCAGCGCGGAAGATCGATGATGCAATCGGCATCAAGACGGTCGGCAACTGGGAAGACCAAGAAATTGTCCAATCCATCGTGGAGCCAGCAGGCACCGTGACTGAATACGCCGATTTCGGCAACATCCCGCTGACCAGCTGGAATCCGAACTTCGAGCGTCGCACCATCGTTCGCGGCGAAATGGGCATGGCTGTCGGTTTGCTGGAAGAAGGTCGCGCTGCTGCAATGCGTCTCAGCTCTGCCGACACCAAGCGCCAGGCCGCTGCAATCTCCCTCGAAATCTTCCGCAATGCGGTCGGCTTCTACGGGTGGAACAATGGCGCCAACCGGACATTTGGCTTGCTGAATGATCCGAACCTGCCGGCCTTCATTTCCAGCTCTGTTACTGGTGGCTGGAATGGCGTGAACGGCAACTTTGCCGCTATCACAGGCGACATTCGTATGGCTGTCGTTCAGCTGCGCACGCAATCGCAAGATCAAGTCGACCCTGAAAAAGTCAATCTGACTTTGCTGTTGCCTACCGACCGTGTCGATTATCTGTCGGTAACAACCGACTTCGGTATTTCGGTGCGTGACTGGATCACCCAGACCTATCCGAAAATGCGTATCGTTTCGGCACCTGAACTGGGCAATGCAAACTCGAACGCTAACGTGTTCTATTTGTATGCAGACGACATCGACAGCGCAATCGACGGCTCCAGCGACGGCGGCGAGACTTTCGCCCAACTGGTGCAAACCAAGTTCATGACTTTGGGCGTTGAAAAACGCGCCAAGTCGTATGTGGAAGACTACGCCAATGCATCGGCTGGCGTCCTCTGCAAACGTCCATGGGCTGTCGTTCGCGTTACCGGCATCTAAGAAAGAAGCGCGGTTGTAATTTGACCGAAATCGTGGGTGGATTTTGATTCGTCAGACTCCACCCACAATCCGATGTGGATTGGCTGTAGGGGCTTTTCTGCACGTAACTACAAGGACTACATATCATGACTGTTTTCGTACTCTCGACCATGACCAATTCGGTCAACTATCGCGTCTATCGTTTGGTTGGCGATCTGCCAACACCAATCGACAGCGTAACCATTCACGGCGGCGCAGGCATTCCGAGCATCAAGAGCGGCTTTGGCGACATGAACGCAGACGGTGAAGGATCGCCGATGTGGACTGCCGCTGGCGTAGTCACTCCAGTTTCGGATGCAAAATATGCGATGCTGAAAGACCACGAACTGTTCAAGAAGCACCTGGACCGTGGCCACTTGAAGGTGGTGAATAAAGACATCACCGACAACCACAAAGAAGTGAAGAAACAAGTTGCAACGATGGAACAGAAAGACGGCCACGCTCAGCTGAATGACGCGACTTACAAGCAAAAAGTAAAAGTCACGGTGAACAGCCAAATGCAGCCAGATACTCAGTTCCGACTCTAAGAACAGGCAGAAGCCATGGCCTATGATGACGCGCTATTCAGAGCTCAAATTCCTGAGTTCGCAAGCACCACAACATATCCAGAAGTCAGCATTGCTGCATTTTGGGATGTGGCTTCTATCTTTATCGCTGCGGAAGGATCGCCGTGCGGCGTTCTGAACGGAAAATCGCTGGCGCTGGCGTTGAACTACATGACCGCCCACCTGATGATCCTGAGCAACCAACAAAATCCAGCAACAGGCGGGACCGGGGCCGGAACAGCGCAGGGCGGATTCGAAACGTCCGCAACGATAGGCGAAATAAGTGTCGCTAAGCTCGCGCCACCAGCGAAGGATGCCTGGGACTGGTGGCTTTACCAAACGCCCTACGGACAAGCCTTGATGGCTCTGTTGAAGCTACTCGCAGTTGGCGGCTTGATGGTCGGTGGCTTGCCTGAGCGCACGGCGTTCCGCAAAGTTGGTGGGGTGTTCTGGTGATTCCAGGCTCGAATTTATTCAAGCAGGCGTCACTCCTGATCAGGCCGACAAACATTGTCTGGTATCGATTTGCAAGCCGCGCCCTGAACGCATCGAAGCAATGGATAACGACCTATGCCGCGCCAGAAAATATCCTGGCGTCTGTGCAGGCAGTTCCAAGGAATAAGTACATTGAAAATGGACTTGAGTTCCAAAAGAATTATGTTAAAATTTTTGCTGCTGCGAATCTTATCGATTTGCAGCGCGACAATAGTGGTGACCGATTTATTTATGGCTCTGCGTGGTATCAAATCGAGAGCAACAATCCTTGGTTTCTGCAAGACGGTTGGGTGTCCACGATGGCTGTTCAAATTCCAGGCATAATTCCGCCGCCTCCACCACCGGACCTTCCGATTACGGGTATTTGATGACCGACAACCAACTGATAGCTTTGATGGCCTCAAGACTGGACGCGGCAATGACCACATCTGGTTGGGGCTATGTCGTCGTTCAAAAAGAACCACCAAATCAGCAAGGGATTCCTAGTGCACCAACTGTTTTTTTCGAAAAATTATTTGACCATCCATATGGTCATCCTATGATTCAGAATATTCTTGATGTACCGAATATGAAAATCAACGAGAAAAACACGCAGTTGTATGAAACAACGTTTCAGATAAGCGCCATGGTGATACAAAACCCGTCTGACCTTTCTATTCCAACCGCCTCTGACGTTGCAAATTACGTTAAAATGTTCATGGCGCTCGGCTCCACGCGTAATCTGTTCATGGCGCAGGGCGTCGGGATGCTAAGGGTTACGGAAGTTCGCAACCCTTATTTCCAGGACGACCATAGCCAGTTGGAAGCAAACCCAAGTTTTGATGTTGTATTTACGCATAACAGAACAATGGACGATATCGTCCCTGCAACAAATATAGTAACAGGAAACGCATACGTTGTTCCTTGAGGGAGATTCAAATGGCGGGTTCGGCACTAGTCCAAAAACACATAGCAGCACTCGCGGCTATGAAAGGAAAGAGTGTCGAAGCTGGGTGGTTTGAATCAGATCGTTATCCGGCTTCTGGCGACAAAAGCGTTGGTGAGCAAGTGGCGCGAATCGCCCGCATCATGGAATATGGCGCTGCGATAAATCATCCTGGCGGCACTAAGTATATCGAGGATGCCGCTGAGAACGGAAGGTATCTCGGAACAAGATTTGTTCACAAAGATTTTAAAGGTGAGCACAAAGTAACTAAGGCTCATGTAATTGTAATACCGGCAAGGCCATTCATGCGATTAGCATGGACGAAGTTTAAGCAGCAAAGGTTAAAAATTCAGGCGAAAATCGCCAAAGACCTGATCAACAAAAAAATTGAACCGAACCAAGCGCTCGCCCAGATAGGGATGGCTCTTGAGGATTGTATAGCAGACAGTATAAAAAATGGTGGCTGGCAGTCGAATTCGCCATCCACGATTTCGAAAAAGGGTTTCGACAAGCCGCTGATTGACACGGCCCACATGTGGAAGTCGGTCAATTCAAAAGTGACTTAGCCCTTCTTGTTGCAAGCGAATTTGCAACCATTATGGCTCTTTGCTCTTTTGGAATTGTTTTCTTTTTTTGAGCAATGGACATTCGCTGTCGTACTTCTTCTGAAAATTTAGTGCCTTTTTTGGAAATTGATATTTTTAATTTTTGTTCATCGGACATCTTTTTTCCTTTATTTGGCGATGTTTTTCCCATCATTGAGATGGATTTTTTTGCTCTAGTTTCTGGTGATCTTTTTACCCCAAGAACGCTTCCAGCTATTTTTAGGATGTTGTGTGAAGGTAATATTTCATCGATGAATTTTTGCTCGAATTCGATTAAGAATTCAGGCTTGCAACAAAGTATTTGTTCGAACTTTAAATTTTCAATTCCATATTTGTTTGCTGCTGATTGAAGTGCTTTGCTGTGATGCGATCCACGAGTTAAATTAAATATGTGATCGCGCCACCGTTTTGGAACATCGATTGAACTGCCGACATACTTTTTTCCGGAAGGGGAAGTTATTATGTAAATGCCTGATTTCATGATCGTACCGTTTGTTGTCCACAAAATAGTATATCCGCAATTCTATGTTTCTAGGATAATTAATTATTCATTGACACAGGATTTATTCAACAAGGAGAATCACCGTGATTAGCCAGTCCCGCTACATCCATATCATTTCCGGCGTTGGTGCTGGCGCAAGCGTAGCTCAGCGTCAACTCATCCTTCGCTTGATCACACAAAACTCTGTGCTTCCGCCTGGCGTGGTCGCTCAGTTCGCAAACCCTGATGCAGTCAGTTCGTATTTCGGCGCAAACTCTGAAGAGTACAAACGTGCACAAGCCTATTTCGCTTTCGTCAGCAAGAGCATTACTTCGCCGTCCTTGCTCAGTTTTGCACGGTGGGTGAATGCTGCGATTGCGCCGATGATCGTCGGCGATGCAATTCCGAAAACTTTGGCTTCGTTTGCAGGCATCACTGCTGGAACGCTGACGTTGAATGTCGGATT